TTTAACACACAAGCAAAACAAACACATACATTTAGTAGTGGGTATTATCCAGAGTTTGCTAATGAGCAATTTGAAGAACTTTTGTTAAGTGAGTTTATATGGTGGTCTACAGTTAAAAAAGGAAGTGGTGTAGTTATACCTTTAAAGGTTAAAACCTCAACAGTAGCTTTTAAAACAAGTGTAAATGATAGGCTAATAGAATACACAATAGAGTTTGAAGAAGCATTTGATTATATAAACAACATTAGATAATGCGTAGATTACAATTATACATAGAAAATCAAAGAGTTGATTTATTCAAGGATGAAACAGTATCACTTACACAAACTATAAAAAACGTAAAAGATATTGCTAAAGTTTTTACAGAATTTACTCAAACCTTTTCTGTACCAGCATCAAGTGTAAACAATAAAATATTTCAACACTATTATAACTTTGATATTAGTGGTGGTTTTGATGCAAGAATTAAAATAGATGCAAGATTAGAATTAAATGATTTACCTTTTAAGATTGGTAAAATATCATTACAAGGTGTAGATTTAAAAAATAATTTAGCACATACATATAGAATTAATTTTTTCGGTGATACAGTTAATTTAAAAGACATATTTTCTGGTGAACAATTAAGTGCGTTATCTTTTCCAGATACATACAACAAAGAGTATAGGTTTTCAACTGTAGTTAGTGATATGGAAAATGTGAATGCAGTTGATATATGTGTGCCTTTAATTACACATACAGACAGAATGTTTTATGATAGCAGCGGCAACAATAACGTTTATGGGAATGTGTATCCATCTAGTGCTTTAGGTGCTGCAAATGGTATTAACTTTAATCAGTTTAAATATGCTGTTGGTGTTATACCAATTTTAACAGCAATAGAAGATAGATATAATATAACTTTTTCAGATGATTTTTTTAAACAAGGTGGTGCAAATGGTTTGGAAAATTTATTTATGTGGCTGCATAGAAAAAGTGGTGCAGTTGAGGTAGTTGGACAAGTAAACCTAGTATATACTTTGCTACAAGATTTGTACACTACGAATGCACAATTAAATGTATCTAGTGTAACAAATGGTGCAATAACAATTAATGCTATAGATGTAACAACAGGCAACAATCCTTTTTTTTGGTCATTTCAAGATATGACAATAGAATTAACACCAACAGTTGCTAATGAAAAATATGGTTTACAAGTTTTAAGAAATGGAACAATTATAGCAGAATTAAATAATGTAGAAAATAACCAAACATTAACTATACCAGCAGCACAAATTCTAAATAATAGAACATACACTTTTCAATTTACAAGTATTAATAATATAGGCTTTACTGCAAACAATATTATTATAACAATAAATGCAAGAAAGAACTTTACATCTGGTGGTGGTGGTTTTATTAGTGAAGTTGATGTATATAAAAATTTAGCCTTATTTCAAACTAACCAATTTTCAGAGTTCAACATATCACAACAAATGCCTAAAATGAAAGTGATTGATTTTATAAGCGGTTTGTTTAAATTATTTAATTTAGTTGCATATGTTGAAAATGATATTATTGTAGTGAAAACATTAGATGATTATTACGCATCTAGCACACAAGTTTACAACATAGATAAATATTTAGATACTACAAAATCAACTACAAATATTGCATTACCTTTTAATAAAATAAATTTTGAGTATAAAGGTTTAAAAAGTTTTCTTGCAAACCAATTTAACGAAATAACCAATAGTGGTTGGGGTAGTTTAGGTTTTACTTTAGACGGAGATATTTTTGATACACCTAGTGAAGCATACAAGGTAGAAGTGCCATTTGAACATTTTATGTATGAAAGGTTATATAATGCTGGTATATCGCCATCACCATCAACAACAGTACAATGGGGTTATTCTGTAAATGACAATCAACAACCATATAAAGGAGAACCTTTACTTTTTTATAGGGTTATACAAAACAATGAAGATGCTATAAGGATAAAAGACCCAGCAACTGGAAATTCTTCTGATATTGATACTTATTCTATACCATCAAATAGCTTAAAGCTAAACACAACACAAAGCAAATATAATTTACATTTTCAAAATGAAATGAATGAGTATTTAGCAAATGAACCAACATCTTTAGTTGCTGGTAACAATCCTTTAGGCTTTACAGATACTTTATTTGAAACTGAATACAAAGCATATATACAAGGTGTGTTTGCTGAAAGTATGAGATTAACAAAGGTTACGGCATACTTACCAATGAAAGTATATTATAATTTAGGTCTTAATGACTTAATAGAAATAAACCAACAAACCTATAAAATAAACTCACTAACAACAGATTTAACAACTGGTAAAACAGAATTTGAGTTACTAAACAATATAATATTATGATTAAGAATATAATTGACTTGCTCCAGGTTGTTAAGGGTGATACTGAAAACATAAAGATTGCACAAGGAAAAAATGCTTTACCTACAAACGTAAAGAATGGTTTAAAACTACTTAAAAAACAAATACAATGGGATTAACTAAAACCTTTACATTAAAATTTGATACTGAAGATGCTGAAAAAGAACTTAAAGGCTTAGAGAAAGAGGTTGAAAAAGTAGACAATAAAGTAAAAGATACCTCAGCAAGTACATCTGAAATGACTGGGCAATTAGACAAACTAACTGGTGGTGCAGTAAGTGGGTTTAAAAAAATGGCTGGAAGTTTAAAATTAGTTACAACTGGTTTTAAAAGTATGAGGGGAGCAATAATATCTACGGGTATTGGTGCTTTGATTATTGGGATAGTTGCATTGACGGCTGCATTTAAGGGTTCAGAGGAAGGACAAAACAAGTTTAATAAGATTATGACTGTTATTGGTGCTTTAACTGGTAACCTAGTTGATTTACTTGCGGATTTGGGTGAGGGAATAATAAATACTTTCACTAACCCAGTCGAGGCTATAAAGAGTTTTTCAAAGAGTGTTAAGGAGTTTGTTACTGACAGAATAGATGGTATTATTGATAGTATGGGTCTTTTAGGTGGTGCAATTAAAAAAGCATTTTCTGGAGATTTTAAGGGTGCTTTAAAAGATGCAAAAGATGGTTTTGTTAAATTAAATAATAACATAAACCCAGTTATAATGGCTGTTAACGCGGCTTCTAAAGCTGTTGTTAAATTCACAAAGGAACAAATAAAAGAGGGTAAGGCAGCAGCACAAGTTGCTGATATGAGAGCAAAGGCTGATAAGATAGAAAGAAACCTTATTGTTGAAAGGTCAAAGTTAGAAAGTGAAATAGCACTACTAAGATTAAAATCAAGGGAGGAAGATAAGTTTACTGCTGAAGAAAGAAAACAAGCCTTACTAGATGCACAAGTATTAGAAGATAGTTTATTAGACAAAGAAACTGAATACCTAGAACTAAGACGTGATGCGCAAATACAAGAAAACACATTTAGTAGAAGTAACAAAGAAAATTTAACTAAAGAAGCAGAAGCTATTGCAGCAGTAAACAGACAAGTTGCGTCAAGAGCAAATACTGCCAGACAAGTACAACGTGAAGTTAACACTATAAGCAAACAAATACAAGCACAAAACAAAGCAGATGCAGCAGCAGAAAAAGCAATTAATGATGCTAAAATTGCAGAAACAAAAACAAGGCTTGATGCTATTGGTAAAATACAAAAAGAATTTATAACAAAGCAACAAGATTTAGAAGCAGAAACAGAAATACAAAAAATACAATTAGAAAAGGAACGGAAATTAAAAGAACTAGAAGATTTAGGAGCACATTTTATAGCAAAAGCACAAGTTGCGATGTTCTATGAAAACAAGATAAAAGGTGTAAAAGATAAAAACGCAGCAGAAGATGAAAAAAATGAAAAAATAAAAAATGCTGCACAATTAAATATGGTTAAAAACACATTAGGTAATATGTCTACTTTGTTTGATGACCAAAGTGCTGCTGGTAAAGCAACTGCTGCTGCTGCTGCATTAATAAACACCTATCAAGGTATTACTGCTGAACTTGCAACAAAGACTGTTACACCTTTTGAATTTGGTGTGAAAATAGCAAACATTGCAACTACTGCTGCCATTGGTTTTAAATCTGTAAAAGATATATTAAAAACAACACCTAGCAATGCAAAGGGAGGAACAAACCCCGCCTCTGGTGCTGGTGGTGGTGCGCCAATACCCCCAGCATTTAATGTAGTAGGTGCAAGTGGTGAAAGTCAATTAGCAGATGCAATAGGTGGACAAACACAAAGACCATCAAGAGCATACGTAGTAAGCAATGATGTAACCACAGCACAAGAATTAGATAGGAACATTATTGAGGGTGCAAGTATCTAAATGCAAAATTAAAAACTAAACACGTTATATATTTATGAAGATAATAGAACTTATTTTAGATGAAGAACAAGATGATATTGGAGTTGAAGCAATTTCTATCGTAGAAAGTCCAGCTATTGAAAGTGATTTTGTTGCTTTAAAGAACCAGGAAATAAAGTTAGCAGAAGTAGACAAAGAAAAGAAAATCTTAATGGGTGCTTTGTTGATACCTAATAAGCCTATTTACCGCAATGGTGGTGAAGGTGAGTATTATATATACTTTTCAAAAGATACTATTGTAAAAGCATCTCAAATGTTCTTACAGAATGGTAACCAAAGCAATTCAACACTAGAACACAATCAAGCCTTGAATGGTTTAACATTGGTAGAAAGTTGGTTAATAGAAGATAAAGTACACGATAAAAGTGTAAAGTATGGAATGGATTTACCGCTAGGAACTTGGATGGGTAGTGTAAAAGTAAACAACGAAGATGTTTGGAATGAGTATGTTAAAACAAATAAAGTTAAGGGTTTTTCTATTGAGGGTTACTTTGCAGACAAAATGGAAACACCTAAAGACAAAACACTAGGTGACTTAATGAGTGAAGATGATATTTTACTTAACAAAATAAAAGATATACTAAATGCAGAGGAACAATAAAAACAAAACTTTTATACCTAGTAGAACATCACCTACTGGCGGAGGACGTGCTTGTTTATGTTGGGATACCAACAAGTATTCTATCTCTTGTTGTGATGGTTCTATGCAAGCACAAGGTATAGGTGTAATAACAAGGACAGACTGAAAATGCAAATTTTAATTTAATAATCGTTATATAAATAGTATGAAAGCAAACCAAATGTTAAACGAAATAAAAACACTTTTAAACATCGAGGTAAAACTCGAAGAACAGAAGTTAGAAAACGGTACTGTAGTAAGTGCTGAAGCCTTTGAAAAAGGTAAAGAAATATTCATTGTAACAGATGATGAAAAAATTGCAATGCCAGTTGGTGAATATCTTTTAGAAGATGGAAGATTGGTAGTTGTAGAAGAAGAAGGTCTTATTGCAGATGTTCGTGAAGTATCTGATGAGGTACCAGCTAAAGAAGAAATTACTGAAGATTTAAAAGAAGAAGAAAAAATGATGGATGAAGAAAACTATGTAACTAAAGATACTTTTAGAGAGATGGAAGGTAAAATCCAAAACCTAGAAGATGCCATTGCAGATTTAAAAGCTGACAAAGTAGAAGCTGAAAAAGAAGAAGAAAAAATGGAAGAAGTTAAAGAAGAACTTTCAGAAGTAAAACCAATTAAACACAATCCAGAAGCAAGTACACCACAAAAGAAACAAATGCAATTTGCCAAAGGACAATTCAACACAACACTAGATAGAGTATTAAATAAATTAAACAAATAAAAATGAATAAAAGAAACGTAAATCTAAACACAGCCGTAGTAGTAAATTCTACATATGCTGGACAATTTGCTGGTGAGTATATTGCCGCAGCATTATTATCTGCATCAACTATTGATGATGGCGGTTTAACAGTAAAGGCAAACATCTCTTTTAAGGAGGTTATAAAAAAATTAGCAACTGGTTCAATAGTAACAACTGCTGGTTGTGATTTTGTGCCTAATTCATCTGTTACTTTAACAGAGAGAATACTGGAACCCAAGGAGTTACAAGTAAATTTGCAACTTTGTAAATATTCGTTTGTTGAGGATTGGGAGAGCCAGTCTATGGGATTTGGTCTTGGTCAAACATTGCCACCAAAGTTTGCAGATTTTATGATTGCACACGTAGCAAGTGAAGTTGCACAGAACACAGAATTTTGTATCTGGCAAGGTGACACGGCAGCAGCAACGAACAACTCTTTTGATGGGTTTGAAAAACTAATTGCAGCATCAGCAGCAGCGGGAGATATTCCAGCTGGACAGCAAGTAGCAGCAGTAGCGGGTGGATTGTTAGCAGCAAATATTATAGATGAACTTTCTAAAGTAGTTGATGCAATACCAGCAGCACTATACGGAAAAGAAGATTTATTTTTATACATCGGAAGTAAAGCAGCTAAACTATATGTACAAGCACTAGGAGGATTTGGAGCAAATGGTTTAGGAGCAAACGGGGTGAACGGATTGGGAACCCAGTGGTGGAATAACGGCAGTCTTTCGGTAAACGGCGTAAAAATCTTTGTATGTCCAGGAATGTCTGATAACAAAATTTATGCAGCACAACGTTCCAACTTGTACTTTGGAACTGGTCTTTTAAATTCAACAAACGAAGTGAAAACTTTAGATATGGCTGACCTTGATGGAAGTAACAATGTAAGGATGATTATGAGGTTTACATCAGCAGTACAATTTGGAATTGCAGAAGACTTAGTTGAGTACGCATAATTAATTAATTAATCAATAGAAAGGGGTGGGTAGGTAATCTGCTTACCCTTTTTTTTTAAAACATAAAAAACAATGGCTTGTACATTAACAACGGGTAGAAAACTACCTTGTAAGTCCGCTTTTGGCGGCATAAAAAAAGTACTATTTGCAGACTTTGGTGGCATTACCGCCGTATCAATAGATGCTACGACAAAAGAAGCAACCATTACTGGTTCACCAACATTTTATGCATATGATGTAAAAGGAAATTCTAGTTTAGAAACTACAGTAACAAGTAGCCGAGAAAATGGAACAACTTTTTACACTCAATCATTAAATCTAACATTAACATTCTTGGATGCTAAAACTCAAGCAGAGTTACAAACTTTGGCAGTAGCAAGACCATATATAGTAGTACAAGATTACTACGGAAATAACTTCCTATGTGGATACGAAAATGGAATGGAATGCACCGGAGGGACAGTAGTGACGGGCGCAGCAGCGGGCGACTTAAGCGGCTTTACACTTACCTTTGAGGGTATGGAAGAATTAGCACCATTATTCTTGGCTACAGCACCAATATCTGCAGCTGGACAGATTGACCCAACACCGGCAGATGTACCACCTCTACCATAATTATTTATTTAGTTAGAATTAAAGGCACTCTTTTTAGGGTGCTTTTTTTTTGTTTTTACAAATTGCTATTTTTTAAACGTTATATACATAGATGATATTATTTAACCCAACCGCAACAAATAAATTTACCATAATACCTAGAGAGTATGTAACAAGTGCATATATGACTATTAGAGATGATAGCACTAATGTAACTGTTAATTATACACTTATTCCAAGAGTTGCTGGTGTTGGTAACATTGAAATTATAAAAGATACCTACAATGTATATAATGATACCTATTCAAATTTAGTTGAGGGGCATTTTTATGATTTAACTTTATATTCAGATGTAGCAAAAACAATAGTAATTTATAAGGATAGGATTTTCTGTACTGCACAAAAAGCAGAAATTGATGCAGATAATAACTATTTCTATAAGATAAATAAAAACCAATTTACCGAATACGATGGTTTCAATAATGATTATATTGTAATATGAGAAAAAGAAACGAAAAAGGGCAATTCAGCAAAACAAAAGTATCAGAGTTTGGCTTTGTTAATTTAAGTACATATACAAGTCCAGAAGTAAAAGAAGTTAATGGTGCTGATTGGATTGAGTATGGTGCAGATAACAATTATTTTCAATTCCTTATCGATAGGTATAATGGTTCACCTACAAACAATGCTGCTATAAATGGTATATCACAAGCTATTTATGGAAAAGGTTTAAATGCAACTGATAGCAACAGAAAACCTAATGAGTATGCACAGATGGTTTCTTTGTTTAGAAAAGATGTTGTTAGAAGATGTTGCTATGATTTGAAACTTATGGGACAAGCTGCAAT